CCCCCCCCCGGGGGGGGTTGGAAAAAAATTGAATGGAAAAGTCCCTAACCCACCGATTAGCCCCAGAGCAACACACACTAAAGCACTAAAGCACTAAAGCTAAAATGCCCTCGATGATTGATTACGCACGGATTGAGCGCGAGTGGACGGCGTTCCGCGCATGGAAGGTGGCGCAGGCGGAGGACGGGAAGCTGAGGATGGGGGAGTGGTTGGAGGGGGAGGGGCACATCGCACGGAAGGAGAAGGGGCAGCCGCGGGGACAGGAATACATCCGCTATATCCAGATGAACTCCAAGCTGACGGATGCGCTTCAGCGCGGGGAGGCGAATGACGCATTCCTGGCGGCGATGATCGCGGAGGCGCGGACGAAGCGGGAGGCGCAGGAGAAGACGGGGAAGGCGAAGATTCTGCTGGAAAAGAAAAAGGCGGCGGCGGGGGAGGGCGCGCGCGCGCCGCGCCCGGTGCGCGAGCCCGCGGAGCGCCAGGGGGGCGCGAGCCGGCGCGAGCGCAAGCAGCCGAGCGCGGCGCAGCTGGAGGCGCTGCTGGAGGCGCTGGACGGCTGGGAGCACGCCGAGGCGCATGCGGCGACGCTGGCGCTGCTGCGCGGCATGGCGCAGCGCAAGCGCAAGGCGGCTGCGCCGGCGGCGGCGAAGGCGAAGGCGGCGCCCCTGCTGCTGGAGGACGCGCAGCCCGAGGAGGAGGAGGAGTCCTCCGAGCAGGAGGAGTCCTCCGAGCAGGAGGAGCAGGAGGAGGAGTCCTCCGAGCAGGAGGAGCAGGAGTCCTCCGAGCAGGAGGAGCAGGAGGAGCAGGAGGAGCAGGAGGAGGAGGAGCTGCCCGCCGACGCGCCGCACCAGGAGCCCGAGCCCGCGCCCGCGCCCGAGCCCGCGCCCGCGCCCACGCCTGCGAAGTGGAACCTCGCCGATAGGCGGCGCGAGGTGGCGGCGCGCCGCGCGGCTGCGGCTGCGGCTGCGGCTGCGGAGGAGCTGGACGAGTAAAGGGATGGGGATGGGGGGAACAAAAAACAAAAAAAAGGAAAAAACAAAACCTTTTTTTTGCGTTTTTCAGTTGTCGCCGAGTGTATTTAGATGTTGCCTACCAAGGTGTATGCGCCCTGCTCCAAAGGCGGGGAGACATACCACGGCGGGGGCGGACCGACGGGTGCCACGGGTGTAGATTGCCACCCGTAGGGGCGTACGGTGGGGGGGGGACCGGGAGAGAGTTGTGCCGTTTGGTTGTCCGTGAAACCAGGGGGGTATTGAGAGAACTGTCCCAGCAGTTGTGAGTTGAAGTTGGAGCCAAAGGGCGCCACCACCGCGCCCGCCTGTCCCGAAGGGGGGACGGTGTTGTCAGAGCAGCGGCAGGCGGTGGGGGTTGGAGCAGCTTCGGTGCCGCCCGCGGCGACGCCACTCGCAGCGGATGAGGCGCACAGAAAGACTACGAAGTAGCCGAAATCGCGGGCGGTGGAGAACTGGATGTCAGGATAGATTTGATTTCCGGGGATTTGGCTAGTAACCCATTGCGCATTCTGAGCAGTTACTGCGGGGCGGTTCGCAGTGGAGAGCACGCGAGGGAGATACACGGATACACTGAAGGCGCCGTTTGGATCATCGTTGGCTCTGGGCGACACTTCTAGGCGACACGCGTTGACGGGGCTGACGCCGCCGCCACCAGCTTTTGTGAAAAGGTGCGTTATGTTATATACGCCCGGGTTGGCGATGGCAGCGACTCCGCGCGTCTGAATCCACCAGACTTGCTGAACCCAGATGCCGCCTGTATTTGTGTAGGGGGGCGGAGCGAGGATGCCGTTCGCATCCACGTTGGGGTTGTTTGCGAGGCGGAGCATCGCCGCTCCGGTGGTGGCGCCGTTGATAGGATATACGACGTCGGGGTAGAGCGCGGGGTTCGCATTCACGACTGTAGTGCGCGCGGAGGCACCCTGAGAAGCTGCGGGGAATGTTATGCCGCTGCCGGGTAAGCCGCTGGGATAGGAAATATCGAACTTGTGGCACTGAATGGGTAAGCCCGCGCCGAAGCCCGCAAAGCCCGAGTAGGCGTTGAAAGTTACGATGGATGGATCCAGCGCCACAGTCGTCGGCGCTGCCCATGCGGCAGGTGGGGTTGAGGGCGGGCAGCCAGCCACGAAGAACGACATCTGGAGGGGCGCGTGGTAGTTGGGGGACTCGGGGGGCTGGACACAGAACGCGTCCCTTACGTTTGAATAGGGGCTGTGATCAAACCCGAAAGTATTAAAGCCGTTCCGCTGGTTGGGCGGCACTGCCGAGGCGGGGGTAATCCCGGTGTTGGCGTTGGTAGGGGGGTTGCCGGAAACAGGCGCGTACGGAATCGGTAAGCCGAACCACGCACCCGAAGCGGAAAGAAGGTTCGCGTCCTGCTTTACAACGATGATGGGATTGAGAGCTTGAATGCCGGGGCGCACGCAGGCGGTACCGGCGATGCTGGGGTAGACGGGCACGCCGGGCACGCTGCCGCCGCCGGTGGGCAAAGAGAGTCCTGAGGACATGATACTCGCGTGAATATAGGGGTTTAGCGGATCGCCGCCGGATGTCGCCGTATAATGGATAGGCTCTGGAAAGGGGATGAAAGCGTCCGCCAGAGGCACGCTCAGATTGGCTGACAACGTCGTTGTATTTGCCGGAAAAGAGAAATTGTCGGGGTACGCCGTGGTGTTTCTGTAGGCACCACAAGTGCCCGCTGGAGAGCCCTCAAGAAGGACGCCTTGTGTGTTGGCTGATAAGCCAAAAATGTTGTTGCCGGGCACCTGTCCGAAATAATACACGTCAGGAATGGAGTCATCACCGATGAGCAGCTTGCCCGCAGTTATGGTATTCACATCGAGGTTGTCAAGCGTTATGCTTACCCCGCTGAGTCTTGTAAAAGTCGTCAAAGGACTCAGTGTTCCCACTCCACGCGTAAACAGTGAAACGCTCATTATACCTTTGGCTGCGATTTTTCTGTGGCGAAACAACCCTACGATGTATTTTATACAATCAGGGGTTGTATTACATTAGGCGAGAGGCGAGTGCGTTCGCCACCTGCTGCGGTGCGCCGGAACCTTTCATTCCGGCTTTAGGCATTTTAGGGACATCTTTCATCCCTTCACCCTTAGCTGCGCCCGGAGAGAACATAGACTTCAGTGCGGAGAGTGCGTTGCCCATAGAGCCGCTTACGCCAGCGCCCACGGCGCGGCGGAGAGAGCCGGAGGTGCCGCCAGGAGCCACGGGGGCGGATATGATGTCCTGCTCTGTCAGAACGCCCTTCACTACGCGAGAGCTGCCCTTGATGGTTTCAAAGAAGCCGGAGTTGGCGGTGATGACGTAAATCTGGGGCTGGACGGTTTCCTTGCTGTTGTTGACTAGGGAAAGGTTAAACTGGAGCACGAAGTTTCCTACCAGCGACGGCGCCTGTCCCGCCTGGAGCACGATGTCGCGCCCGGGCTTCAGCACCAGCATACCGCCGACGGTGGGCACCAAGCCGGGGGGGATGGGGAGGGCGGCGGCACCGCCGGCGGGGTTCGTCGTCTTGCTCCAAGCCCTGCCGCTCCAGGAGAGCCAGTCCTGCTCCAAGCCGTTATGGACGGACATCTTATACAGTTGCTGCTGGGTGTGGGAAGAGAGCAAGCCGGCGAAGTTGTCAAAGTTGACGGAAATGCCGGTGATGGGTAGGAGCCAGTCACATTGGTTAGGATCGGGCTGCCCCACAGAGCCTGCCGTGGGCGCGCCAAAGCTCGGGCTGCCCTGTGCGGAGAAGGCATAGTTCGTAGAGGGCTTCGCGTATATAATGAGCAAGTCGGGGATTTGCGGGAGCGTGATAGTCTGGGACGCATATACCGTCGCCTGCGCGCCCGCCGCCGTAGGCAGGAGGGGAGAGAGCTGGGAGGAGATGTAGCGGGGATACTCCATGTAGGGAACCACGGACTTCGGGGGGAGGGGCACATCCAGCGACGGCGTCAGGAACTGGATATTGACACGAGAGGCGGAGAATGCGCCCGACGGGGGGGCGTTGTTGAACTGAGTGCCTGACGCCGACAGCACGCCCGCCGTCGACACCGTCACCGACGTCTTAGCCATGCGGAGCACGCGCCCCACCTGCTGCGCGCCAAAGTTCATCACGAGCTGGATGTTCTGGCAGCCGAAGAGTCCCGTGTCCCACTCATGGACGTCGTTGAATACGAAGGGGGAGAGGCACAGCTTCTCCGTAGATGTCACGGAGAAGAATACCGTAATGGGCGCGCCGGTGGCGGCGCCGGCGTTCCAGACAGCCACCGCCGCCGTGTCGGTGCCGGCAAGGGGGGACTGGGGGAAAGGCGCGTCCGTAGTAGCCACCCATCCGCCGCCGTTTGCGGCGCCGCTCTGGTACACGCCGCCCGCTGCCGCCGCCGCCACGGCAAGCGGGGTGCCGTCCTGCGTAGTCCATACAAGCCCGTTAAAGGCGCCGTTGGGTAAAATAGCCGCCTCGTGAAACTGGGTTTCATATCCGTTCAGAGGGGAGTTTACCTCGTCGAGGGAGTCGGAGTTCAGCTGGTATTTGTCGAGCATAGTGGGCGCAGTGCGCACCAGGCGATTCTTGCGCATATCCGTCATACGGAGCACCTGGGGCAGCACATCCGCAGAGTTGATAGTGACAGTGGTGTCGTTGATAGTCGCCGTCATAGTGGTAGTCATAGACTGGAGGGGGAAGGGGGCGAGCGCCACGTTGCGCCCGGGAGTCACCAGCGCCACGCGCGTCGCGGCGGCGTTGCCCAGCGGGGCGCTTTGGTTGAGGGTTGTCTGGAGGTAGGCGGTGCTCGTCCAATCTACGGCTCTGTCAATAAAGATGTTTTCTGAGGGCACCAGCACGTTATAGGTGTGCTGGGAGGAGTTCGCGGCGATGGCATTGAATGGGGAGTTTGTGACACTCAGCGCGCCCTTCTCTACGGCGTAGCGGGGGCGGGACTGGACAATGCGATCGTCAAACACAGCGAGCTTCTCGATGTCGGCACTCATTATACCAGTTGTTTAGAAAAAGTTTTTGGCGAGAACGCCCGAGTCCGTTTTCAAACGCCCATCTGCTTCCGCCGGAACATAAGTTTTATGGAGAGGGAGGAGCCGTTGGAGAGCCGGAGTGGATAGAGGGAGTCGTCTAGGCGGTTGCGCCACCAGCCGGAGAAGTCTATGGCGGAAATAGGGGTGCTCTGGGCTGTCATAGACACCATCCGGTATTCGCCCGTAGGCTCATAGACGAAGTTGCTCCGCCAGTCCTCCGCCCCAGTTATCTCCGGGAGGGTGACGTCAAGTAGGATAGGCTGGAAGGCAGCCTCGGACACGCCCCGATTGAAGCCGGTGTCGGAAGCCCCCACTAGGCTCGGGGGTGTCACCTGTTCGGAGATAATGGGGAGGACGGAGGTGGTTATACATATGGCATCTACCGGGCTCCAGCTGGAGGTGCTTGAGAACTCTTGTATGGAGTCCCCTGCGCCTATGACTCCTCCGCCGGGGGAGGCTATAAAGTTGGTAGAGGCGAAACACTCAAAAGTGCGCCCCAGGGTGCCGTTGCGCCACACGCCGGGGAAGTTGTTGAAAAGGTTCGCCATATTGGAGTTCATAAAGAGGCGGCAGTTGCCGAGGGAGGCGGCGGTAGAGAAGGAGTTTGTGCCGTTGGGCGCAAACGAGAATCGCAAAGAGCCAACGGGTTCGGTGTAGTATTGGAGTAGCGGGGGGTTCCCCGCGCCGCCGGGCTCGCCTATGGCGAGGTAGGCACTCGCCAGAGCTGTATTACAGAGGGACACCCACCAGTCGTAGGAGTAGCAGTAGTAGTATTCGTTGCCGATGTTCTGGGTTATGACGGGGACTGAAGGCTCCTGCGCAGTGGGCTCCTGTGTAACCCATTCTACGAAAACCTGCTGTGCGTTTCCGCCTGCGTCTTCCAGTGTGAAAGAATACACCGTCAAATCCCTATCGGCTTGGGCGCTGCCCACGAATAGCGTCGCATTCACGAGGGCTTGGATGACATAGTTGCCGGCTGGGTAGGTGTTGTTCCCTGCGAAGAATGCCGGGGGGAGGGTGGAGGAGAGCCCGTAGGTACTGCTGCCCGGCGCGGGGACGTTTGTGATGGTTAATGGTGCGCCGTTGAGTCCGTTGGCTATGACATACGGGACTTGTCCGATGATGTTGGCGTTGTTGTCGGCGAGAATAGCCGTTCCTGAGCCGGAAATAATGTTGCCGGGGACGATGGCGGGTAGGGGGTATTGCTGGACGTTCATCGTCGCACCGGTTATAGAAGCTTGCCACGAGAGCCCGGCGAGTGATTCCTGGATTTGCGGGATAAGGATAGGGAGATTGCGTGTAGCACCGTTGGTTGCGAGGCGCACCACAGACACCATATAGTCGTTCGCATCGCCTAGGATGGGGTGTGTGCGCTGGTAGGAGGCGGTTATTTGAGGATCGGGCTCGCCGCCCACCCCGTCGCTTACATTATTGTTATTGACGGTTGCGTTGAAGTAGAGGACGTCTGGATCCGTAACGCCGCGCGAGGAGCCATATTCCACCGACGAATAGAAGCGTGTCGCCATTCTAAGAAGGGCTCATACTTTTATTTGTGTAGAAGTTGCGAGATGAAAAGGGTGACGAACTTATCGGCGGGGACTCGGGATTCGGTAATCATTGCCTTATAGTCCTTGAGGGGTAGGTGGCTGAAAAGCAGCCGGGAGCAGCAGTGGCGCCCACAGGTGTTTATGTCTATGCCTTCGCGCTGGAAGTGGTAGGGGTTGCTGACGACTTTGTAGCCGGCGGCTTTAATCATCCGGGAGAGTGTCGGCTCGTCTTGCCCAAGCTCTTCCAGTTTCTGGGGGGAGAGCCAGCGGCGCTCGCTGTCGGGCTTGTAGCCGCCGTATGGATCAAAATACTCTATTTCTTTGCCCCGTTTTATCATACACACCCAGTGCCCCGTCGAGGCGTCCTCCGTCAGGTAGAGCATCATAGCGTGTCCTTTTTCGTCAAAGGCATCCTCTATAGAGGATGCCTTTGACGAAAA